ATGACGACCTGGAATGAGACCATGATCGCGAGGGCGATTTCTCAGCAGACCCTGCAACGGCGCTGCCTTCTGTTGGTGAACAACTGCAATTGGACTGGCCATGAGTGTGATGTGCTTGGTGTAACACTTGATCTTCGTATTATCGATATCGAAATCAAGATCAGCCGAGCCGATCTTAAAGCGGATGCGAAGAAGGAAAAATGGTGGCGTCGCGCATATAACTGGCCGTTCGAATCGGAATATTCATGGCAGCATGGGGCGCCCGCACCAGATCAGCGGCTAATTCATCCTGCCAAGGTCTGGAAGCATTACTACGCCATGCCGATCGAAATCTGGAAACCAGAACTGATTGACAGCCTCGCGTCTCCAGCAAGCGGCATCTTGTTGCTAAGCCAAGGAAATGGATATACGTCGAATGGTGTTCCATTAGTCACCGTCAGGGTGCAGCGCCGCGCTATACCGAATCGAAATGCAGAACGACTCCAGCCTACCCATGTAATGGACATTGCTCGTCTAGCAAATCTGCGTATGTGGGAAAGCTATCAGAAAGTAGACGAGATGCGAAACGAAATGCGGAGCGTAGCATGACGGGCCGCCAAAAATTCACCGAGAGAAAAATCCGCTTGGTCGGAGAGCAGCAAAAGGCGGCAGCAATAGCTTTGCTGGAAAACATACCCCTAGATCCTGAGAAGCCGCTAGAAGCAGTTTTTCGCGAAGAGGTAAAAGTCCGCAAGCTTGATCAGAACGCCTTGATGTGGGTTGGTCCACTCAAGGATATCGAGCAACAAGCTTGGGCGAATGGCCGTCAGTACAGTGCAATCGTGTGGCATGAGTATTTTAAAGAACTATTCTTGCCTGAAGAATTCGATACTGAATTAACCAAAGAAGGCTACCGCAAATACGACTTTACGCCAGACGGCGTGCGCGTTCTCGTTGGTTCGACTACTGAACTCACTATCAAAGGCTTCTCGCAATATCTAGAGCAAGTCCATGCCTTCGGCGCAAATCTCGGCGTTTTGTTTCATGCGAACCCAAATGATCGACGGATGGCCGCATGAAGCGCTCAACTCCACTCAAACGGACGGGCTTCAAGTCGCAGCCCGGCATCTTGCGCACTGCCACGCTGCCGGATCTGCAGAAGCTGAAGAAGCGCACTTTGAAGTCGACGCGCCCAAAGACTTCCAAGATCCGCCAGTCCGCCCGCGATAAAGAATGCACCCTGCGATTTCCCGGTGTCTGCAACGGTCGCACAGATACCACTGTGCTGTGCCACAGCAACCGTTTGGCTGATGGTAAGGGGATGGGCCTGAAGGCTCCAGATACACGCGCCGCTTACGGCTGCTCGGCTTGCCATGACGTGCTTGATGGCCGCGCACCCCGTCCAGCAGGGATGACATACGAATCAATGAATGAACTGTTTGACGCTGGAGTGCGTGAGACGCAAGCACAGGTAGCTCGCGCTGGGTTGCTGGAGGTGATCCATGACTGAGAAGCGCAAGCCAAGTCAAATCGAGGCCACGTTTGCGCTGCACTGCCGTGCGGAGAAGCTTGATCCGGTGCGTGAGTACCGTTTCCATCCTACACGCAAGTGGCGGTTCGACTTCGCGTTTCCCGACCGCATGATCGCAGTCGAGTGCGAGGGCGGTACCTGGACCAATGGCCGCCACAACCGTGGCGCCGGATCTATAGCTGACATGGAGAAGTACAACGAAGCACAGCGCTTGGGCTGGTCGGTATTTCGGTTTCACGGCGGCGCGGTGATGAATGGCGACGCGATCCGCTTCGTCAAGCGAGTGCTGAACCCAGAGGATGAAAAGTAATGCGTGATTACGGGAAAGTCTATACCGCTTTTTGGTCGAGCGAAGACATTCGCGACTTGAGCGAAGACGGCCGCATGTTGGCCTTGTATCTCATGACATTCAAGAGTGCATACGCGAGGTTAGTGACCGATGCCAGAAATAGCGGGACGCCCATTACTTGGTCTGTTTCGCTTGGATTTGACAAGCAGAAGCAGGTTCACGCGATTCAAAAAGCTGAAGTGGCAGGACTTCTGTCCGCTCCCACTGTGTCAGGACTCCTTCCAAACTACTCCATTGAAAAAAATGGCCCCTCAACTTGCCCTGAAGGTTTAAAACGCATCAAGGAAATGATGTCTGTCCTTGATTCGAAACGTGCGCAGCGGGCAGAGGAGCGGGCTCGGACAACAGAATTAGAGCGAGCGCAAGTACAGCAAAAGAAAGATGCTATGGCCGCCCTGGTGATCCAGCGCATGGGAGATTCCCGTGGGTGATTTCGATAAATTTCTTGAGATTAGAAAAGAGTATGGTCGTCGACTGCCCTACTGGCTGGAAGTGTACGAAAAAACAGGAGATATGCGTCAAGACCCATATTTTATGAATTGGCAATTCACGCCAATTGAAAACTCCGTCTGGAGTGATATTCGAATCGCAGGCATACCGTTCTTTCCTCAGGTTCCAGCACTTAATTACTTCTTGGACTTCGCTTGCCCGTTCCTGAAAATTGGTATTGAGTGCGATGGAAAGGCATGGCATGACTCTCAATTGGATGCTCACCGCGATAAACGACTAGCTGAAGATGGTTGGATGATTTTCAGAATTGAAGGGCATGAATGCCGCCGAGTTATTGAGGCATTTCCTGAATATGAAGAATCTGAGTTTGAGGATATCTACAACTATTTTATGACTACATCCGAAGGAATTGTGTCCGCTATTAGGCAGAAATATTTTGAAGACCGCGCCACCGAAAAATACAGTGATTTGATTGAGCAGACTCTCTTTAATCATCGCTCAACTCCAGAAACTTTTCCTATGCGCTTGCTGCGCCGCGAACAAACAGCACCCATCAACTCGGGTGATGCACTCGAGGACTATTTGGAAGAGATTTTCTTTCGATCAAGAAAGACTGCAGCATGAGATGCCTCTCTTGCAAGCACCTGGACCTGAAGCACAACGCTCAGATGTCTCGCCACGGATTCGGGCATTGCAAGAAGGAAGAGCGCAATTACGTGCACGTCAGCATCAAGAACGAGCGGGAGTGCGCGAGTTTTGAGGAAGTGGACCAGGCGACCGTGGGTAAGCGGTCGCCTGGTCCACTGCCCAGCCAAATAGTGGAATCAATGACGCCCGGGTACCGATATCGGGCAGATCAGATCGCCGCCAAATTTCATGCGAAATGCCCTGAGGTGCATGCGCTGCTTCGAAAGATGGTAGATGACGGAGTGATTCAATCCGCGCGCGGGGCGCGTGACTCTCGCTATTTCATCCCGGCCACAGAGTTGCCTCGCGACGAATCAATTGCGCCTGGCGCATATCGGCCTGAGGCTAAATAGATGGCACCTTTTGACATGAAAGTGCATTGGCGGCTCTGCGAAGGGGCACGTAATCCGGTAACGGGGGTTGTTTGAACTGGCAGCAAGAGATGGCCAAGCTGGCGCGCCACGAAGACCAGTTCCGGATTATCCAGGAGCGCCAGCGGTTGAGACAGTACCAGTACGGCGACCCAGCAAAGCACGTCGAGTTTGAATCAGAAATCCGGCGCCGGGAGGCGGCGAAGAAACAGCGAAAGGGCAAGCGATGAATGTGATTGAGAAGTACACCCGGGCCGTAAATTCATCGAACCTGCGTGACGATGAGCAGCACCATGCTACCGATGTGCTGGCTGCCACGGCGCTTTGCGAGACTCGCCTGGCAACCAAGCTATTTCGGGTGAAGTACGCCGGCGATGCCACAACCTATGCTGCGCTGCTTGCCGAATGGACTGAGATTGTTACGTTCAAGAGCCTGCTGCGCACCTGGCCGATCGAGGTGAGCCCGAAGAAGGTGGCTCGGCTTTCGCTCGATCACTGGCTGAATGACGTTTGCCCTGTGTGCACTGGTACTGGGCTGCAGCTTGGCGTCGGGCACACGGATGCTGCATGCAAGGCTTGCAACGGCACTGCAAAGCGCCCCGTGCAGGTCAAACACAGTGTGCAAGACTACGTTCGAGACATGGTAGAGTCACTGGAAGCCATGACAATTCAGGCTGGTGGTGAGGCCATGCGGAAGTTGGCTCGGGCGATGGACTTTTAAAATCAAGGAGGCGGCATGAAGCAATACAGAGTTTTAGTGAAGGGCGGTAGGCCTATTGCCGGTTACCGCGCAGATGGCGGAAGAGTCAGAGTAATGCCAAGAGAATATGATTGTTACTGGCTTAGCATCGCGCGTGGTCAAGATCCTACTTTGCGAGCCGCATTGCGGTTGATTGGCGCTGATTCGCTCGGCGGCGATTTGGACGTTATGAAAGATGAGTTTTCTGATGATCTTGACGGCTTCCCTGAGCTGAAAAGCGACAGCAAATTTGAAGTCCTCAATTAATACTTGCACTGGGTGTATACACAGTATAAGATTTAGTCACTGCATGCTTTACGAAGCACCCGGCATGCATAATTTGGGCGAAAGCACGGCAGCGTCTTACGGAAAGACGAGAAGTTGTCGGATAAGCTCGCCCTAAATTTTTGATATGTGAGTAGATTCATTTCGCGGCGGTTTCACTCTCCAGATAGGTTTGGAGATCGCGAATCTCCTCACACATCAGAAATTATCAAAGCCCCGCACCTTCGCTGGCCGGGGCTTTTTGCGTTTGTAGCTCAATGGTAGAGCCGAAGCCTTCCAAGCTTAGGACAAGGGTTCGATTCCCTTCGGACGCTCCAGGTTTATGCGGCTGAAAGTTCCAGGCACTTTCCGAGCGCAGCCAATGCCTCCTCGATACGATCAATTTTGGTGGTGTGCTTGAGATCAATCAATCGGTTCACCTCTTGCGGAGTGGTGCCCATCCGGCGGGCAAGCTCGGATGACCAAACGTCGGCGGCGACCATCTCATTGAGCAGTAGGATTTTCGCAGAGACGCTGGCGGGGAGGTCAATAAGGCGTTCGCCTTTGCGTGCTTTTGATGGCGCTGGTACCTGGCGCTTTTCGTCAAAGTAGACCTCCATCGAGTGCAGCAAGACGTCGGCGGCCATCGCAAGCGCTTCTTCCTCGGTATCGCCCTGAGTGATTGCCTCGGGGATGTCGCGGAAGGTAACGACAAAGCCGCCAGCTTCTTCGTCTGGTTCGAATTGTGCAGGGTATTTCATGGTTGCTCCGTTTATCGAGAGATAAAAATTTTGTTTTAAAAAAAGGGCGGTGAAGCCTAGAGTGCGCGGGACTAGCCCCTTTCGGGGCCGGTCCTCACTTCAAGTTAAGTTGCTTTTTAACTCCCTGAACAAGTCCTGTTTTAAGTTCCTTGCTAGGGTGCCTTGGTAGGAAACTCGTTTTGCCGTTCAGCCTGACTTTCGTGTGGTTAGTACCTTCTTCGAACGTCGCGCCTTGTTGCTTGAGCCACCTAACAAACTCACTCTGCTTCACCGCACCTCCTTTCGTTTTGTGATTCGATGTAAAGAAGTTTAATCAAATTTGTTTAATATATCAAGGTGTAATTAAACAATTTTGATTAAATATTTCTGTGTCTCCTCCAGCCCGCAAGGCTGCTTGCCCGCCCGGTATCCGGTAGCGGGCTTTTTTATTGCGTCTGCCTTCCGATACAAGACCTTGAGTGGGAACCGCCAGAGGCGGGACAGTTGGCAGGCGTAATGATTAGTTGTCCACAGGGTTGTCCACGAAATCTGTGGATAAGTGCGATTGAGTTCAAGCAAGAGGTGTGCGATGGCCGCGATTGAGTTCGATGTGCGCGTACCATTACGGACGATCTCGGTATTCGATATCAGGTTACGGCTCCTTATTGGAATAGTCTTGGTCATAACTTGCTGGTTGAAAGGCTGGAAGTCTAATGGCTGACATCTCTGATGTATTAGTGGTGCTGACTGCGCAGGCGGCGGCAGCTGTCTATCCGAACGGTACCGGGCAAGCATCGGTGGCTGGTTGTGATGTGCGGCTGTATCCAGGCTGGCCCAATGCGACGGCGCTCGATGCCGATCTGCTGGCTGGCAAGGTGCATGTGAGCGTGTATCCAACGCAGTCGGAGCGCAATGTGTCGCGGTATGACCGTCGCTGGCAGCCTCAGACGCGGAACGTGCCAACGATCACCCTGACTCAGACCGGGGCAAATGTAACGGTTGGCGGATTGATTCCGTCGCCATTCTTTTCTCAAAACTTGGCAATTCTGATTGGCGCCAACGGTTATACCTACCCGGTTCAGGCCGCCGACACGCTGACCACGATTGCCACCGCGCTTTCCCAGCAGATTCCGGGAGCAAGCAGCAGCGGGGCGGTGATTACCTTGCCGGCCGGGCCAACTCCAATTTTGCGGGTTGGCTCAACCGGCACCGCGATACAGGAGATTCGACGGCAAAAGCGACTGATGCAGGTCACGATCTGGGCACCTACGCCGACCTTGCGGGATAGTGTTGCGCAGGCGGTCGACGTCGCTTTGTCGACGCTAACGTTCCTGACGATGCCTGATGGCATGGGGGCGAGAATCATCTATCAGGATAGTCCGATGACTGATTCACTGCAGAAGGCGAAGCTTTACCGGCGAGACCTTCGTTACAACGTTGAATTTGCAACAACCAAGCAGATGAACACTGCCGAGGTAGTCGTCGGTGTCGTCACTCAACAAACCACCACGACCGGCGTTATTGCATCGGTCAAGACCTATTGAGGACTAGTTATGGCCAAGAAAGACGACGGCAGCACGACCACTGAAAGCCCAGGCTACACGCTGGTAGTTGCCCACCCATTCGGCGACTACGAGCGGGGCTCCGCAATCACCGATCCCGCGGAGATCGAGGCGGTAATGAGCGGCGAGAACGCTCACCACGTCCGAAAAGTGACCAGCTAAGCAAGTCACACACCAATACCAAGGCCGCCTGATTGGCGGCTTTTTCACTTGCAAGGCCACTCCTTACCGGGTGGCCTTTTTTATTGGAGCGTCGCATGACGATTTACCAAAGCGGGCAATTGAACCAAGCGGGCCTCTACGCACCTGGTCTCTATACTCAAGTGGTACCGCCCACAACATCCTACATTCAGGGCGTCAACAGCAACTTGCTGGGTTATGTCGGGATCGCCTCATGGGGGCCGGTCAATAGCCCGCAGTTGATCGGATCGCCAACCGATGCGCTGAATTATCTCGGCACACAGACAGTGCGTAAGCGCGATCTGGCAACAGCTGCAGCGATTGCACTGAGCCTCGGTGCAAACCAGATGTACACCGTTCGCGTGACTGATGGCACTGATACAGCTGCTGCCATTCCGCTTGTTGATACGGCTGGCACGCCGGTGACCGGTGCCACGCTGACCGCGTTTTACACCGGCATCGTTGGCAACACTATCACAGCCTCTATTGCCACGGGTACGCAAGCCAGCACTTATAAGCTGACGATTAACCGGCCAGGCTTTTCTGGTGAGACCTTTGACAACATCCCTGGTACCGGTGCGACGTTCTGGGCAAATTTGGTCTCGGCAGTCAATAACGGCATTTCCAACCAGCGCGGCCCGTCACAGTTGGTGATCGCCACTATTGGCACCTCGACTGCCGTACCGAATACCAGCAACAGTTACACGCTGACAGGCGGTACCGATGGCGTTACCTCGATTACCGATGCAATGCTCGTCGGCGCCGATGGCACCAGCACCACGCGGACAGGTATGTATGCACTGCGCGGCTCTGGCGTGATGACCGCCGCCCTGGTCGATCATACCGACTCCACTGCCTGGTCCACAATTCTGGCGTTCGGCTTGTCGGAGGGGATTTTCTTTGGCGCCGCTAGTGCGGTCGGCACTTCTGTATCCACCACCGGCACCAGCTTGAATACCGCTGGCGCCGACGGTTATGGCATCAAGATTTTTGCCGGTGACTGGGTGTACTGGAATGATCAGGTGAATAGTCAGCAACGCCTGCTATCGCCGGCAACGTTCTGGGCTGCAGTCCGCGCCAACCTGAACCCCAACGAATCGACCTTGAACAAGCCGGTGCTGGGCCTGATCGGCACTCAGCGCAGCGCGCAAAAGCTGCCATACAGCACCGCAGAGAAGGCAGCCGCAGCACAGGCCCGGGTCGACTACTTGGCCAATCCATCGCCAGGCGGGAATTACTTCAGCTTCCAGACTGACCGCAATGCATCAAGCGCGACGTCCCAGAACTCGGAAGCCTACACGACGATGACCAACTTCCTGGCGCTGTCGTTCCAGAACGCTTTTGGCTATGCGATCGGTAAAGATCAGACCCCAGATCTACGCAAGGAAATCACTGACGCTATTCAGGCATTTCTCTCTGACTTATGGCTGAACCAAGGCTACATCGGGGATGTGAACCACCCATCGACACCTCCGTACAGCGTTCGCTTGGATGCGACAAACAACCCTGATTCTCAAGTCGCACTGGGCGTAATGGCTGCCTACATCAAGGTCAAGTATTTCAGCATCGTCCGCGAGTTCGTCGTATCGCTTGAGGGCGGGCAGTCAGTCTCCGTACAAGTTCATTAACTCTTCGAGTGTGGTCTAGGTTGATCTCCGAAAAGCGGCGTGCACACCTGCGCCGCCTATCCTCACGCCTTATTTCAGGTGGGGAGTTAATTATGCAAGAACTAATGTTCCAAGACACAAGCCTGCGCCTGGTCGAGCGTGACGGAAAGCAATGGGTAGGAGCTGCGGATATTGCGCGCGCCCTTGGGTACGCGGAGCCGGGAAAGGTAACCCGGCTGTATGACCGACATAAGGCTGAGTTCAGTCAATCCATGACGCGACTTTTCGAGATGCCCACTTTGGGCGTCCCGGGTAATTTGCGGACGAAGACTCGATTCTTCTCTCTGCGCGGCGCTCATTTGGTCGCCATGTTTGCGCGAACAAGCAAAGGACAAGAATTCCGCCGCTGGGTACTGGACCTCATTGAGTCGCAGACCGACAAACACAAATCCTTGCTGCAGCTTTATTACGAGGCCAAGGCAGACGAGTTAGCACAAGAACGATTCGCTAGCCTCTGCGGAAGAGGGTTAAGCGAGCACAAGCGAGTTATGCCGCCGAAGCGCAACCGCGTTAATGAAATTCTCAGTCTGCTTCAACCTTCTTTGCAACTTACCTGACCCGGCCACGCGCCGGGTTTTCTTATTCTGGGCTGCCTTTGGGCGGCCCTTTTTATTTGGGGGGGCGCGAAAAGTGCGGCTAATTCCAATTTATGGCGGTGAAAAGGCGCTTGTAGATGATGAAGATTTTGAGCGTCTTTCGAAGTACCGGTGGCACCTCAACGATTCTGGCTACGCGGTTCGTTGTGACTACTCAAGCGGAACTCTGAAGAACATACGCATGCATCACGAGGTTGTTACTCGACAGGCAGGATTCGATATTGACCATATCGACGGTAATAGGCTGAACAACCAGCGATCAAATCTCCGTGAATGTACGCGCAGTCAGAACCTGCAAAACCAGTCAAAAAAGCGTGGTAGCACCTCCAAGTTCAAGGGCGTCTATTGGCTCAAGGCCAACAAAAAGTGGCGCGCAAAAATCCGCGTTTCAGGCAAGAGCAAGTGCCTTGGCCTGTACGCAAATGAGTCCGATGCAGCGAAGGCATACGACGCAGCAGCAAAACACTATTTCGGCGAATTCGCCTGTACCAATTCCTCAATGCGGAGCTAAATAATGCCACCATTAAACGGTTTTTCAGTTGGTCGCGACATTACGACCACCATCAGCACCACAGACGGGACTCTCTCGCCGACGCTGGTGACCAAGTTCACATCAAAGCAGGAACAGACCACCAAGAAGGTCAAGGGGCTGGACGGCATCACCCGAACCCTGATCTTTCCAGATGGTTGGACTGGTAGCTTCGACCTTGATCGCCAGGACAGCACTCTCGATGACTTCTTTGCAACTGCAGAGGCGAACTACTACGCTGGCCTGGATTCTTCCACTGCGACGATCATGCAGACAATCTCGGAGCCGGACGGATCGGTGAATCAGTACCAATACACTGGCGTCGTGCTGAAGTTTGATGATGCCGGCTCCTGGTCCACCGACAACACAGTTACCCAGAAACTCTCTTTCACGGCCGAGCGTCGTATCAAGGTGTCCTAATGGCAAACGTAAAGATCAAGCCGCAGCAGGCTGAAGAAGTGAAGAGCGTCGCAAAGCCAAATGAGTTCATTGTGACTGATTCAACAGGGCGTGAAATTACTTTGAAGAAGCCGAGTCCATTGGCGAATCTGGATTTCAAGAAGGCTCTCGGAAACAACCATCAGAACGTGCTGTATCTGGTTGAGGTCATGCCATTGGCCTACGTTGTGAAAATCGGCTCGGACCACGTTCCCATCCCATCCACGGAGTCTGAAATTCGGGCCCTCTACCAGCGTTTGGGAGAAGAGGGCAATGAGGCTGTTCAGCTGGGCGTTGCGGAGCACTTCTTCCCGAAGCAACAAGGGGATGAGAGCGAGTTAAAAAACTCCTAACGGACGCCACTTTGAACGAGTGCTTATGGCTCGTTTTCAATGGTGTATCAGCGTCCGTATCGTTTGGTTGCTCAGACCAAGATTTATCCGACTGGCTCGCGAAGAACGATGATCGCCGCCGCTGGATGGCAATTAAATTCTCAGAATTTCATGGCAATGAGTTTGATGTCGGCTCGATGTCATTTAAGGAGCGTCAGCAATGAGAGAGTTCAGTCTTCAATCATTCGCGCTCCAACTGGCTGTGATGGAGGTTGCGGTTCGTAAGCATGTCGAGAGGGGGCTTGAGCGCGTTGCTGCCAAAGTCGAGAAAACAGCCAAAGACGAAGTTGGGCACTATCTTGAGGCGGTTGGGCCGTTTCCAGCCTGGGAAGAGCTTGCAGAGAGTACAAAGGAAGATCGGGTAGCCAAAGGCTACACAGAAAATGATCCAGGACTTCGCAGCGGCGCCATGCGCGACTCCATCCAGCACAGTGTAGAGGGCTTGAATGCTCAGATTGGATCTGACGATGACAAGCTAGTATGGTTTGAACTCGGCACAAGCAAACAGCCGCCTCGCCCGGTGCTGGGGCCTGCTGTAGAACGTAACCATGAGGATATTGGAAGAATTTTGGGGCATGCCACCGTAACTGGGCTTCTAGGTGGGCAGTCTTTACCTGCACATCTTGAGTACGACCATGATGTTTAAGTCACTTCAAATCTTTGAGTTTTATCCCTCGTTTTTCAAGCATTTTGTGGATCAGTTGCCTGGTCGCCTCTGTAAATTCGGCCTCGAACTCGTCATCCAAAGGCGTATCGCGATTCGAATGACGGAGAAGAGAGGATTAATGAGCAAGTCCGCATCACGGGGCGAGGCTTGACGCTCATTGCTCAGCACTTGAATGAAGATGGAATTGGAATCTTCGGTCCGTCGACGCGAAAACGCGGGCAGCCGCCACAGGAAATGCACTGACTTGAACCCGCTTCGGCGGGTTTTTATTGGACAAGCGCAAAGAGAATCAGCACACCAAAGCCTATTGCGCCGATGCCTATTGCGAAAAGAAAAAACATTGCTATGCCGGTGATGACGTAGTCCGCGAAATGTGGCTTTTTTGAGACTTGGGGGCTGTAGCGCTGATGACGGCGGCTTTGATGTTGCGGGTATTGGATGCCTTTGACCCTATCAGCAAGCCATTCCTGGATGAGGTATCGAATGTTCATTTTGCTAGTTTGCACTCAGTAAATGAATAAGTATCAGTAGCTAGGCAAATCAAGTTCATTTTTTGGCCGCGACTGATTTCTTTTAATTGATTGTCTTGGTCATCTGCCATTGAAATTAACACTGGCTCCTGAACACTCAGACGATCGCCATTGGAAAACATGGTGACTGTAATTTTTACCAAGGTGTTGCTGTATTTTTCCGACGCCTTGGCGCGGTTCAGCGAGAAATCGTCCGCCACAGCTTCATAGCTTGTTTCAAGTACTGTAGTTGGCAATTTCTGTTCGCATCCTAAAATCGTCAATAACAGCGCGATTGATAAACACTTAATCCAAATTGTCATGTCTATTGAAGCCTATAAAATTGCCGTAAAGATTGCATTGACGGAAAACGTCACGCGTGGTCTGAACATGATGGCAGGCCATTTTAAGATGGTCAACAGGGACGCCGAGGCTCTTGAGAGCCGGATCGCATCTATCGGAAAGATGACCCTGCTGGGAGGCGGCCTTATTGCCGCGGGAACTGCGGGGTTGAAGCTCTTAGAGGGGCCACTCAATAAGGCGATGGAATATGAGCGTTACGTTGCCAACCTCCGGCAGATGGGGCTTGGCGACACTCAGTTAAGCGATGCGAAGAAATTCGTGTCAGCAACTGAGATCATCAACACATCCATGCTTGACCGTATGAAGGTATTTACCGAGGCTCAAGGCGCCTTTCGCGAATCCGGTAAGTCGGGTGCCGAAGCGCTTGAGGCCGCCAAGGCGATGACGCCGATTTTGGCAAATTTTTCCGTTGCATCATCTATGCTAAACGGTGATAAGCATGCAGCGGCTGAAATGGCAATGCGCAATCTTAATAAAACAGTCGAAACTTTGGGTGGCTTGGGCGATACAAAAAAAGCGACGGCAATTGCTGACGGGGTTTTCAAGGCGGTTCAGTCAAGCGGAAGAATGGTTAATGAGGCTCAGCTAAAGCAGTTCGCTACTATGGGTGGCTCGGCTACTAACCAGCAAAGTTATCAAACAATCTTTGCTGGGTTGGAGCCGATTATTGGGATGTTCGGCGGGAGTACCACGGCAACAGGCATGCTTACAGCATATAACCGGGTGAACGGGACAATGTCCATGCCGCCAAAGCTGTTGTTGTCGGAGATGATGCGTCTTGGCATGACGGATAAGACAGGGAAAAAGCAAACCGCCGAGTTGGCGCGCCTCCAGGCATCGGATGTAGTTAGCTATGCCCAAAAAATGATGCAGCTCTATAAAACACACGGGATAACCAAAGAAATCGATGTGGAGCGCGAGAATTCAATAATATTTGGACGTTCGGGAGCAAGAATATACAACAAGTTAATGTCGCAAATGCCTGTGCTGCAAGAATCAATGCACGCTTACGACAAGTCAAAAGGCGCGTCTGAAGTTGTAAACGATCCCGCGAACAAGGCTTTGATGGCGCGCCAGAATTTCCAGAAAAAATGGGAAGATTTACAGCTTGTATTGGGACAGGATGGAGGTTTGATTGATAAGGCGACCAAGGGATTGACCATGCTTGGATCGGCAATATCAAAAGTCACGACCTTTGCGAAAGAGCATCCACTACTCACGAAAATTGCGGTAGGTGGATTGGTGCTGGTATCTGCGCTTGCAATTTTGGCAGGGGGAATTGCCTTGGTGGTAGCAGTAATAGGCCTGATCATGACGCCTATTGGCGCTATAGTCGGTGGAATAGCGCTAGCAGTTGCTGCTCTGGTTGCTGCTGGTATCGCAATTTACGCTAATTGGGATACGATCAAGGCGAAGCTTGCCGCTGCTTGGGAGTCCATCAAATCCGGGATCGGAGCAGTTGCAGATTGGATTATCAACAAGTGGAATTGGATCAAATCTTTTCTCCCAGGTGGATCTGATACTCCGTCACCTAGCCAGGCGAGAGACACTATCCGGACCGCACCAGCTTCGGGGGCTAGCCAGCCAGCTGACGTCTATCTCGATGGGCAAAAGGTTGGCAATATCATGGCAAAGCGGATGGGCGCCGCAATGACTAGAGGTCTTGGCACTGGCTTCTTTGATGCGAATCTTGCTCTTCCAACACCCGCACTGAATCGATAGGGAGCGATATGCAACGAAATTGGGACTGCATCAGAGCAATTCTGCTAGCCATTGAAGGACTTGGTAATACGCAAAGCCATCTGGAAGCAAGTGCTGTTGATGGATACGATTCAGAAACAGTGTCGTATCACATACGGATGCTCATTGAGGCTGGATTGGTTGAGGGGAAATGCATTCAGGGGATTTCAGGACCGGTTATTTGCCATGCTAGTAGGTTGACATGGGAAGGCCATGAATTCCTTGACAAGATCCGATCAAATAGCGTTTGGAATAAGGTAAAAGGCATCGCCAGAGAGAAAGGCCTGTCAATGTCGTTCGATGTGATCAAAATGGCTGCAGTGCACGTGATCAGTTCCTTGCTCGGGTAATCTTCCTGGCATCAATAAGCCCTTGGGTGTAGCAGCCCAAGGGCTTTTTATTTGGGCAATTCAATTGGCAAACGTAATCCTCAAACTCGGTGATGTCGTCTTCGGCAATACAGAGGTCGGCACCATTCCGTTCGGCGGAGACCAAAAGCTGAACATCCACAGGCTGGTAGGCGGCAAGAGGGTGATTGATGCCATGGGCCCCGATCCGCTGCCGCCGGAGTGGTCAGGCATCTTTGTTGGCAGCCTGGCGCTAGAAAAGGCGCTCACGTTGCATCGAATGAAGAATGATGGCCGACCGCTAACGCTTACTTGGTCGGCAATGAGCTACTTGGTCGTAATCAAGACGTTCGTTGCCAACTTCGAGGCGCCATTCAATATCCCTTACAAGATTGTCTGTGAGGTGGCGGAGGACAGAACCGACCTGCCGCCAACGAATTCAGCCTTTGACGTCAATGAAGTCATGAGCGGCGACTTGACCAGTGCACAGGGGCTGTCTGACAGCATCGGTGACAGCACACTGTCAAGTCTGATGACCACGCTGAGTAGCGCAATTAGCGCGGTCTCGGACTTTGCCAAGGCTACCACCAGCACCATCAACAGCGTGGTGCAGCCGCTCAATGCGGTCAGGTCTCAGGTATCGATCTTGATTGCCTCGTCTGAGAATGTGCTAAAGAACGTGACGACGGTAGGCGGCCTGCTGCCAAATAATCCTTTGGCTAAGAGCGTCGCGAGTCTGACCAATCAGGTCAATTCAACGATCGCTGGCGGTCAGCTTGCACAGTTGAACTCGGTTCTCGGTCGGATGGGGGCCAATCTTGGCCAAGTCAATTCCAGCGTGAAGACGGCAACGGTGGCGGGAGGCAATCTATTTGATCTAGCGGCAAAGAACTACGGTACCGCCACCGGCTGGACGACAATTGCCAGCGCAAATGGAATTACTGACCCTGAATTATCCGGCGTGACAACGCTGAGCATCCCGGCAAATACAAACGACACTGGCGGCATCCTAGAAGCATAAACCTATGGCGACAAACACAACAACGCAGCTGTCACGGCAGCCGCGCGGGATCGTTCGTCTCAATGGGGCGGCAATTGAAGGTTGGACCAGCTTCGAGGTCAACAACAATAATTACTACTCGGCGGACACATTCCGGGTGGTGTTTGTTGCCAGTCTGCTGCCATCCGATCGGGATAAGGCATGGTTTTCAGAGCAAACCGACATGTATGTTGAGCTGTTCGCTGGCGAGCCTGCCGATCCGACGTCGTATAGCGCAGCGGAGTTGAAAAGCTGGATTTATGGGCAGGTTGACGAAATTTCGTTTGATCCGGTTGCCGGCACCATCGAAGTCAGCGGGCGCGATCTCACTCGGGTGTTCATTGACGCGAAGACAACGCAGAAATGGGTCAATCTGACTTCATCGCAGATTGCCGCTCAGCTAGCAACAAGCCACGGATTGACCCCGGTTGTGACAGCAACGACGACGAAGGCCGGCAAGTTCTACGAGATTGATCATTCGAGCATGGCTGATTCTCGCAGCGAGTGGGACATTCTTTGCTTCCTTGCTGCCAATGAGGGATTCATCGTGTATGTGCGCGGGCAGTCGCTTTACTTTGGGCCGCCGCCTGATGCAAATACCACGCCATTTCAGCTTATCTGGGTGGAGGATGCGAACGGCGGTTCTCCATCGGCAAATTTTGAGCAACTGATGTGCACTCGGACATTGACTGTATCGCGCGGTATCCAGGTGGTGATTCGGTCATGGAACGCCAAGCAGCAGAAAGGCTTTGTTGCTCAGTATCCAGCCAAGGCAAAGACAATTCAAGCGGGGCAGTCTGGTATCGCTGGTGGAGTGCAAATCTATTCCCGGATTGTGCCAAATCTCACGCAGGAGCAGGCCACGCAAATGGCACAAAAGCTCTATGCGCAGCTGGTACAGCACGAGATGAAGATTTCCTTCGAGATGCCACCAGATGATGCGCTGGATACGAACTCAGTGATTCAGCTTACGGGCACCGGTACCGCGTATGACCAGCTGTACTACCCGGACTCGATTACCCGGGCAATGTCGTTTGATGGTGGCTGGACCATGCATGTGACAGCAAAGAATCACTCACCAGAGTCAGAGGTGCAGGCAACATGAGCGGCTACGATAATTTGAGTAATGCGGTGCGCGCCCAGGCAGCGCTCGGGCAAAACAATTTGTCATTCCCACGTTGGGCGACGATCAGCAGTTATGACCCGAATACACCAGCAGTCAAGGTGATGATCCAGCCTGAGAATCAGGAAAGCGGCTGGATGGCGCTGGGCGCTGTCGGGGTCGGATCTGGGTTCGGGGTGGCAGTTGGCCCTGGCATCGGTGATATGGTGCTGGCAGTATTCCCAGAGGGGGATTTCAACTCGGGTGCGATCATTGGTCGGTTCTGGTCGACGTTGAACCAAGCGATTGCGGTGCCAAGCGGCGAGGTGTGGCTGACTCACAAGTCGGGTTCATTCGCCAAGTTGGTTGCTAGTGGCGACGTCGACGTGTCGGCGACTGGCAATGCGAACGTCAATGCGGGTGGAAATATTGCAGCATCCGCAAGTGGAAATATAACGGCGTCTGCTAGCGGCAGCATCAGCCTGACCGGGACAACGATCACGCTTAACGGCGCGATCGCTCTGAATGGCCCGATTTCGCAAACCAATACTGCTGGCGGCTCTACAGCAGCATCACTGATCGGGCCGCTTACTGTCACCAATGACGTGACTGCAGCAGGTAAATCGTTGTCGACCCATACCCACCATGAAAACGGAGCAGGAAATAACACGAGTGCTCCCAATTAAGGCTTCCCATGTTCGATTTGCATCATTACTACGGATCTGACCTTGAGGTGTCGGCGACTGGGGATTTGCTGGTCGCTGATGCCACGACCACCGGTGAGCAGCGCTGTTATCGACGGTTATTGACCAACCCTGCCATGACGGACAGCGCAGGGAACGTCACGGCTTCGCCTGATTACACATTCGCTGTGGACTACGGTGCTGGCATTGGGCGGCGCGTCGGATCGCCGGTCGATCTGCCGGAGATAACAGCACTGATCAAGGCGCAAATGCAGCTGGAATCCGGTGTATCGCAGTCTCCGATTGCCCCTGACGTCGAACTCATTTCCAGTGGGGAGGTGTTGGGGGCTGTAATCCGCTACACCGACGCCAATACCGGGCAACCGGTCATTCTCAATTTTGACGTGAGCCAGTAATGCAGACCTATTCGTTTAATCAGATCGTCCAAAACTTCGCGACGGCGGTGCAGGGCAGCACGTCAAAGTTAGTGAATTTCGGTACCGGCTCGGTACTTCTGGCAATTGCCCAGGCGATGGCTGGGGTAGGGCTTTGGCTGCAGGGAATGATACTCACCTTGCTTGCAGTGACCAGAGCGTCGACATCAAGCGGTACTGATTTGGACACATGGCTAGCCGACTTTGGATTTACGCGTTTAGCGGCAAATGCCTCCTCGGGCCAGGTTATCTTTGCGAGGTACACGCCGACCGCCCAGGCATTTATCCCAGCTGGGACTTCCGCGACCGTCCAAAGTGCCGACGGGAGCGTGCAATTTGCCGTTCTCGCAGACACGACCAATACTGCATATAACGCGACCCTTGGCGGGTATGTGCTGCCAGCGGGGCAAGCAAGTATCAGCGTGACCGTCCAGTGTTTAACTGCCGGATCTGTCGGCAATGTTGCTGCAGGCGCTATCAGTTCGTTGGTGGTTGCGATTTCCGGCGTGGATACGGTGACCAACGCAGTCGCCTTCACGAATGGCTATGACGCTGAGACCGATGCGGCAGCGCGATCACGCTTCATTCTGTACTTGGCAGGCCTGTCAAAGGCGACTCTGGCTGCAATTGGATCAGCAATTCTGTCGGTGGAGCAGGGGCTAACCTATAAAATCATTGAGAACCAGACATTTACCGGCACAACACAGGCTGGCCTGTTGACGGTAGTGGTCGATGACGGTACCGGAGCGCCTTCCTCAACGCTCAAAAGCAGCGTTGCTGCAGCTGTCGAGTCTACGCGCGCCGCCGGGGTTACATACGGGGTCTATGGGCCAACGCTGCTGACGGCTACTGTAGTGATGACGATTACGACATCAACAGCAACTGGCGCGCCTTCGCACTCCGCCGTTGCCGCGATTGTCCAGGCCGCGATTCTGTCCTACATCAACAGCCTTGCAATGGGCGTATCGCTCCAATACAGCTACCTTGCAACGATTGCCTACAGCGCATCGTCTTACGTGACCAACGTAACCAGCTGGACGCTCAATGGCGGCACATCTGACCTGACTGCGACCGGCGTGCAGGAAATCAAATCTTCCTCTGTAACGGTGAATTGATGGCTACGGGCGACAGCAGCAATATTTTTGCGAGGCTACGCAGTTATCTGCCGGCTGGATGGTTCCCCGATTCTGCGCCGATTCTGGCCGGTGTGCTGTCAGGGATTGCTTCGGTACTCTCGGTCTCATACGGATTGTTCATCTATGCCAAAGCGCAGACAAGGATTCTGACTGCGACGGACGGGTGGCTTGATCTGATTTCGTATGACTTTTTTGGATCAAATCTGCCGCGAAAGACAGGTGAGACAGACGCGGCTTTCCTGGCGCGCATCCGAGCAAATCTGTTTCAGGAGCGCGCAACGAGAAAGGCCTACACAACTGTTCTGACGACGCTTACAGGTTATGCGCCAATCATCTTTGAGCCGGCCAACCCATACGATACAGGGGCGATGAATGCTTCCACTTCAGCTGGATTCTGTGGTGTCGGTCGTATGGGCTCAATTGCAATGCCTTATACGGTGCTGGTCACTGCATACCGGCCAAAGTTGCAAGGCGCATCGATGGGCATGGGATTCGCAGACGCGCCGAAGATAACGGCAATGAATACGCCACTATCAACCTCATATAACGGATCGCTTTCAAACTACACCAGCGCCGCCAGCGACGCCGACATCTACGCCGCTGTCAATGCGACTCGGGCCGAAGGAATAACGGCCTGGGTCGCAATCACGAACCACTCATAACGCAATACAACCCACTTTGAAGCCCGCCTTGAGCGGGCTTTTTCTATTGGAGAAATCATTTTATGGATCGCATCGAGACCTACGTCGGGCAATCGATTTTGGAGTGGAATTTCAGCAAGCCGGATCAAAACAAGATGGTCGCCCTGGCGAAGATGATTTCATTGATGTTTGGCAGCACGACCATGGCAAACGGGCTGGCTTGCACACAGCAAACCGTGGCGACTATGTTCGTCAATATCGGTGCCGGCGAGATTTACCAGGCCGCGCAACTGGAAGCGACCGCTTGCGGCACTTTGCCAGCCGATACTGCGCACACGATCATGAAGCAGGGCATCGCCTTGGACACAGTAGTGGTGCCGAACTCCGCGACCGGCGTGACTGCGTTCACCGCGCCAGCGACTTCCGGCCAGTCGATCAATTACCTGATCGAAGCTGCCTATGCAGACTCTGACGTCAGCATTGATCCAACAACCGGCACAAGCCCTGTCGTACTGCCGTTTTACAACTCGAGCAACCCTCAGTCACCATTGCAGGGACCAGGCGGAACCAGTGCGACAAGCAACACCTTTAGAAAGGGTATTGTTTCGCTTCAGGTCAAGGCTGGCGCAGCAGCTACAACTGGCTCGCAGACAACCCCGGCACCAGACAGCGGCTACGTTGGGCTATGGGTGGTTACCGTGGCCTATGGGCAGACTTCGATTACCTCAGCGAACATTGCTGCCTACCCAGGCGCACCAATTTTGCCATCTTCGATACTGGCATCGCTGCAATCTGGCAACCTGCAATATGGGCAGGATGTCGGCACGACTGCAAACGTGGTGCAGGGCTCGTTTCCACTGCCTCCCGCTGCACTGGGTGATACCCAGCCTTTCTGGGTCAAGATCAAAAATACCAACACCGGAGCGACTACATTCACTCCGAACGCTGGCGTGATCGCTGCCTCTCCGTTGGTTGGAGCAGCTCATGCTGCGCTGCAGGGCGGGGAACTCATTGCCAATGGCCGTGCCCTGATTGTGTGGCGTCCGGACATCACATCGTATGTCCTGATTGTATGCACTGGCGGCGCAGTGCAGGTTGCCAATGCTACAGCTAGCCAACATGCTGTGACCTTGTCTCAATTGTCAGCTGCAACCGCTGGCCGTCTGCTGAACATCATCTATTACTCGGTGGTGACTCAGACAGTCACGGCTACGATCGCGAGCCCAGGGGTATTCACTCCCTCGCTTGGCGCGTCCAATATGCCGCGCAATGGTTCGCCGATCGTATTCACGACAACAGGCGCGCTGCCAACTGGCATTACAGCGGGAACGACTTATTACGTGGTGAATGCCGGTGCGTCGACGTTTCAGGTTGCTGCGACAGTTGGTGGCACTCCTATCGTCACCACCGGGTCGCAGTCTGGGACTCACACGATGAGCAACCCGGTATATACCAAGGCAACAAATAACCCATCGTTTGTTATCACTGAAGTGTGGGGGGGCGGGGGAGGCTCGGGGGGCATTGTTGGTTCGGCTTGGTCTAGTGGCGGGGGTGGTTCTGCGGGTTACGCGAGACAGAAAATATTATCTGCAAACTTGCTTGCAACTGAGACGGTTACTGTCGGCGCAGGCGGCACGGCTGGTACCACTTCCGGTACTAATGGCGGCACAGGTGGCACGTCGAGTTTCGGATCGCATTCATCTGCGACTGGTGGCGGCGGATCATCTGGCGGCTCCGCTGCGATCTCTGGTAATGGTGCAGGCGGCACTCCTGGTAGTGGTGTAGGTGGCGACCTTAATTTGACTGGCAATTATGGTCAAAACGGCGTGGGCGCGAACGGCACCTACGGATCGGCCGGTAACGGCGGGGCAAGTTCATTAGGTGGTGCAGGTTTAGGTTACGGAGCGTCAACTACCGGAGGCGTGGCCCAATTACAAGGTGCAGGTTCGTCTGCAGCGCCGGGTTCCGGTTCCGGAGCGGGCGGGTCTTGCTCATTAGGCACTGCGGAAACAGGTGCGACGGGCGGCTCTGGTCTGGCCATCGTTTACGAATACGCATAAGGATAATCATGACAACAATGGCACGCATCCAAAATGGAATAGTAGTCGAAATGTTGACGGCGGACCCATTCCCACCATTCAATCCTGCCTTGACATGGGTGGAGTGCGACAGCACGGTGCAGGTAGGCGATATCTATGATGGGACAAATTTTTCGGCGCCCACGGTCACTTTGGCCGCAGCTCAATCCTCACAGATCGGAATTATCGTAGCCGCATACCAGTCTGCTATTTCAACCCCTGTCAGCTTCACAACCGCTGGCGGCGTGACAAAGACATTCCAGGCCGACAGCAACAGTCAAGATCTGCTGGTCACCGCGGTAGCAGGGTATAACGCGCAGAAGGCTGTCCCAACAGGTTTTTACTGGAAGTCGGCAGACAATACGCAGGTGCCGTTCACGCTCGCGGATCTCAATGGACTGTCTGCAGCGATGTTGGCACAGGGCTGGACAGCCTTCCAGCATCTGACCACGCTCAAAGCGCAGGTCGCAGCCGCAACGACTGTCGCCGCTGTTCAGGCCATCGTCTGGTAACACCCGCTCCACCATATCAAGTCTAGGCCACCTTCGAGGTGGTTTTTTTACGCCCGCTGCGCGCGGGCTTTTTTACGCCTGGAGCAAACATGCCAATCATCAAACACCTGATCGACGCGTCTCAGGGTAAGCATCCACTTGGGGCAGCGCGGTCAGGAAAGTGGCCGACTGTACGCAAGAAGCACCTTGAGGACAACCCATGCTGCGCCGTTTGCGGCGGCACTGAGTCGCTGGAGGTTCATCACATCCGGCCTTTTCATCTTCATCCTGATCTTGAATTGGATCCAGCCAATCTAGTCACGCTTTGCGAAGCGAAGAAAGACGGCGTGAACTGCCATCTCTTTGTCGGCCATCTAGGCAATTTCCGCAGTTTCAATGTCGACGTCGTGGCAGACGCTGCAGCTTGGGCCGAGAAGATCGCGCACCGGCCTCTGCATGAGGAGGCAACCGCATGATTGACCTGGAAACTATCAAGTTGGTGGTCGAATTGCTAGTCGCCATTTTTGTGGCCCCGTTGGCCTGTGTTCTTTGGTGGATGCTGCGCAAGCTGGTCGCTGATGTCCGCGATCTGGAGCGCGCGCTGGCTGATTACAAGCTGCACGTGTCCGAGAATTTCAGCACAAAAAATGACCTCACCAAAGCGATTGAACAGTTCAGTCGCTCTGTTGATGCCGTTTTCATGAAGCTGGAGCGCATCGAGGACAAGCTAGATATGAAGGCGGACAAGCCATGAATCCAAAGGACTTCATCGCGAAAATCGCACCGGGCGCGCAGGCATGCATGCGCGATACAAAGATCCCGGCCAGCTTCACGATCGCGCAGGCCGCGCTTGAGTCAGGCTGGGGTGCCAAGGCGCCTGGCAATAACCTGTTCGGGATCAAGGCTGATCCTTCGTGGCATGGCCCGACAGTGGACTTCAGCACGCATGAGGTGGTCGCCGGCAAGTCGGTGCCGTTGGTCGACAAATTCCGGGCATATCCGGATTGGGGCGCCTGCCTGCTGGACCATGCGAAGTTCCTGACAACGAACAAGCGATATGCGCCAGCGTTCATGCACTCGGATAACGCTGAACAGTTCACGTTGGCCGTCGCTGCCGCTGGTTACGCCACCGATCCTCAGTACGCGACCAAGATCATTGCTGAAATCCGTTCTCGCAACCTGATGCAGTACGACTTACCGGCGTAGATCAGAAAAAAACAGAGGTGCCAACGGAGAACCGTGCGCTGAGTTCTCTGATTTGACGCGTATTCAATTCGCGTTTTCCGTTCAGTATTTCCGATACAACACCTTGCGACCCGATCTCTGGGAGATCTGATTGAGAAAGGCGATGTTCATCCATAAGAAATCGAAGTGCATCAGCTGGAGTTACTGATTTGGGAGGATAATTTTGATCCTCATATTCTCCGATCAATGTTCCGAGGATATCCACTAGATTAGCGAGAGCATGATTCTCTTCTCCAGCGCCAATATCTAGCAGTTGGTTTAACGATGACACGGCATTGTTGTAGTCACCCTCACTTCGGATGGCGCTCAATGGGATTACAGACGACAAAGCCACGAAGTGAGTGGTGACATCTTCAATCACTCGCTTTTCTATTAGGGCTTCCATTTGTCGTACTCCTTGTGGGTGAAAACGTGCCGGATATACAGCTTCTGAACGTTGAAGTGAATGGCGGCGACGATTCGGTATTTGTTGCCGCCAATATCAAAGACGTAAAACGCATTTACTTTATCGGTGGCATTGAATACCGCCTTGAGTTCCGAATAATTTGCAAACGTGCGGGATTGAATGATTTTACGCCAAGCTTGCATTGGGGCGTCAGCCGCTTGATGGACGGCAGAAAAGTCAGTCAATGCTTTGTTGGATATTATTCGCATACATTTAGTTTATCTCAATTTGAGATATTTGCAACTGAGCGTTGTATTTCTTGGGCCTTAGAGGTTAATGAAGATATGTAACTAGCATTTGTAACAACACAAACGAACCTGCTTCGGCGGGTTTTTTTACATCTAAAGAAAGGGTTGATATGTCCAGAAACACCTTGCTGTTCTTGGGGGCCATCGTGGCCGTTGTGGCCGGATTGCTGGTGTCTTACTTTCCGCCGCCGCAGAACGCCGTTGCCATTTGGTCGATGGTGAGCATGTTCATTGGCTACGGTATTCGCGATCTGTTCGGAGCTGACAAGCCGCCGTCGCCACCACCGGCTGCGCCAGTTACTCCAGATCTTGTTGCGCCAGCAGCGAAACAGTAATACCCGCAGCACCTCCCGGCCATTCCGGCCAAACTTCTCCAATAGGAACGACCATGAAACGTCTCGCCATTCTGGCGGCGATTGCCGCTGCCTGCTTGCTTTCCGCTTGCGCCTCGACATCTGCTCCAAAAACACCAGCTCAGACCGTGGCGGATCTTGCCGCCCAGGTACAGAAGGCCTGCGCCGTGGTTCAGCCGACCATCGTATCACTGCAGGCGCAATCGGCCAGCCTGACCGCTGATGAAGTAGCGGATTTGGGCAAGGCCGCCGATTTGGCCACCAAGGTCTGCACGGCAAGTGCCGCGACCGTTCCGACGACCACAGTCGATTTAGTGCAAACGGCTTTCCCTGTGGTGATCAAACTCGTCAATGCGGCGCCGTTGCCTCTAGATGATAAGGCTGCAGCTTCGCTGGCACTGACTGCCGCGCAGATTGCCCTATCGGCCGCACTGGCGCAGTAGCATCATGAGTCAGTTCCTGACAGAGCTGGTTACTGAGTGCATCGATGACCTGGCAGCATCGGGGCGGGGCATCTGGCGCATCGTGGAGCCGCTGGTGTATCAGTCGGACGTGCTCGGCAAGACGATCGTAGTTGAGCCCGGCTTTCTGACGGATTACGCGAGCGTGCCGCGTCTGCCACTGGCATACCTGCTCTTTGGTGACACCAGCCATATCGCCGCCGTCATTCACGACTGGCTATTCCACCATCACGAGGTCTGCGACGAGCCGACCGCCAATCTTGTGCTGTTGGAAGCATCGAGGGCGGAGGGCATCCCGGCGTGGCGGCGACTCGGCATCTACCTGGGCGTTAAGATCGGCGGTCGTTCCTCGTGGGAGGAGGACGGGCTCGGCAATGGTCACTCAATTATTGCTGGCAGGGTAGTGTAGCCGTGATCATGGGATGCGCTATACTGTTTAAATATACAGTATAGTTTCCCATGAAAAAGCTACGTCAGCCCATCCGCCAAGATCGCCTCAAGGAACTCGCCAGGTCAAATCCTGAGCCGGTGGTGCAGGAGCTTTTGTGGGAAATTCTGCGTTTGCAGTGGATGCTTGACCAAGACCGGCAAGATATCGAATTGATCCGGCAGGCTTGGACGGAGGAGGTCGGCGGGAGCCTGGTAGCCATCCATGTCATGCGTTCGAGGCTGATTGGGGAGACGGGGAAATAG